AAAGCACTCGCACCCACCGCAGTGTTGGTAGACACAGCACCTGCGCCACGGCCTACGGACACTCCGTTGACACCAAGGATGGCTCCATCAAACGTCAGCGCACTCCCCGTGGTCAGGACTTTGCTGCCGTTGAGGTAGGCCACGCCGTTGGCTGTGCCGCCGTTCAAGGTCACTGTGCCGGAGGTGGTCAGGTCAGTGAAGTTGCCTGTGCTGCCGCCATCCACACGCTGCCACACGGAGCCGTTGAAGATGATCCAGTCGCCCACACCCCACAATGATTGGCCGTCAATGCTGGTCGAGCCAGCCACGCTCACCACATAGTAGTCGCCCTTGTCGCCAGTGCTCGCCACAATGGTAGGGCTGTTGGTCGATGCGTTCCATGTGCCCACATAGTTGACCGCGCCCAAGCCCACCAGTGCATTGATCTGGTCTTGCAGGCTGGTCAGTGTGTCCAGCACGCCTTGGCTGGTGCCGCCGCCGTTGGTGATGACCTTGATCTTGTCGGCCAAGTCAGGGGCCACCACCTCGCCCACGTTGATCGTGCGGCCATTGCTCAGGCTGATGATCAGCGAGCCGTCGAAGTCGATGTTGGCATTGGTGACCGACACACCGTCCACGCCGTCACGGCCAGGTCGTCCGTCCACACCGTTTGCGCCCCGTGGGCCAACCGCGCCGTCACGGCCAGGGCGTCCGTCCTTACCGTCGCGGCCATTGGCCCCGTCTCGCCCGTCCTTGCCGTCTTTGATCGTAGCCACACGCTTTTCGATCACGGTGGCCACGCCGTCGTACTTCTCGCGAATGTCCGCGTCGATCTTTTTCAGCGCTTGAATGACGACTTGGACGTTCTCCGCAGCCTTGCGCTTTTGCATGGCCTTGATCTCGGAGACCGAATCGCTCACGGCAGAAAACACGCTGTCAGCGACGCGGTCGAGGTCGCCGTTACCCAAAATTTTATCTATTGCCATTTGTCAGCTCCGAAGAAAGATTTTCGAGGAAGTCGTTTTCCATATCCACCACGTTGTTCTTGGCGTTGTTCATCTGGAGTTCGACAATTTTGGATTTGTTCTTGATGTCCGCCTCTTTGAGCATCAGCTCGGCGATCTTGACACGCTTGTCGAACTCGCTGGCCTCTTGGCCCTGCGGCAAGTTCTTGGTGGCGGACGCAATCACCTTGGCTTGGACTTCTTGCGGCATGAGCTGCGCCTCGGTCATCAGCTTGGTCGCCTCTGCCCGGTTCTGCTCGGCCTGCGTGGTCTGCACCGCAATCTGAGCCTGCGCTGCTTGCAGAGCCAACTGCTGCTGCACTTGCTGCATCTCTTGGGCCTGTGGGTCTGGCTGGCTCATCTGGTCCAAAGCACCCATCAGCTCGTAGCGGTTCGTCAAGCTCGAATTGTTCAAGATGCCCTTCAAGATCAGCGGCAGCACTGGGGTGTTTGGACCCAGTGTCTGCAAGAGACCGATGAACTGCTGCTGCTCGTACTCACGGGCGATGATGCCCAGCGTGGCTGTTGGCACGAACTTCATGTCCACGCTCGGATAGCGCTCGGGGTCGAACTGCATGTACCGGAACGCCGCCTTTTGGATGAACGGGATCAGGAAGTCTTCTTGGAAGTTGACCAGCGTGCGCTTGTACTTCTTGATGATGGTCGCCACCGCCATGCTCATGCCCGCACCGTCTCGGTTGCCTTGGCTGACCATGCCCTGTGAGTCCAGCGTGCCAGTGGCTTGCAGCAGCATACGCTCGAACTCTTTGGCCGTGTTCAAGTTGTTCAGACTGGTCTCGCCGAACTTGAACGGGTACAGAATCTCGGCTGGGTTGCCGTTGACCATGAACGCCTTGCCCGGCTTGACCTCGAAACGAGCACCACGCGGCAGTCGGGTGGCGTCCATGCCCATCATGGGCGAGGTTGTCAGCGCCAGCGAGTCCAGATGTGAGCGCACCTGAGCGTCAATCGCCTTTTGCATGTTGTAGGACTTCTCCACCGTGCCTCGGCCCAGCAGGCGGTTGGGCACTGTGTCGTCCTGATAGCTGATGATCGGGCGGTCCTTCATCATGTAAGGGTTCGCCTCGGCCTTGAGCAGCATACCGTCGTTCGCAATGACGACGATGGCTTCTACCAAGTTGGAGTACTCGTCAGCCGCGCTGTCGTTGGGGAACAGGTCAACTGTCTCGCCCTCGACTTGCTCCAAAAACTCGCGTGGCACCAGGCCGTAGTACGTCAAAAGACGCACTTTTTCGTCCTGATATTGGCTCAGCTCTTGGGTTGGCTCCAGATCGGTGTCCTCGTAGGTCGGCTGGATGTTCACCTTACGGTAAATACCCTTCTCGATGCCCTCGACCACCTTGTGGATGCCCACATACTTCTCGACCGCCACGCCCATGCAGTCGTCAATAGACGTGCCGTTGGGGTCAAACAAGAAGTTTTTAGGGTTGACGGGCATGATCTTGACGGCGATGCGGCTTTTTTCCACCACACCGATGGCCGCTTGGCCGGTTTGCCCTGGGATCGCCTGCGTGGCTGGCTCAAAGATCTTTTCCGTCTTGACGATGATCTCGCCGATGCCCGTGCCGTAGATTTCAGCCATCAATTCGATCTGGTCGATGGCTTTTCTGATCTTGTCCTGCTTGAAATCCTCCATCAACTGCGCTTTGAGCATCCCAACGTCCATTGGGTTGCCGTTGATGTCGCGGATGTCGTCCTGAATGTCGAAAAACTCACCTTGGCCGAAGATCGCCTCCATGATCTCAGCGTGGCGGGTCTCGACAGCTTGCTGAGTGGCGGGTGTGACGATGCGTGAGCGCTCAGACTCACGGGTCTTGTCCTCAGAGGCCCACTCGCCACGGAAAATGCGTTCGTATTCGAGGTAGTCGTCGAGATAGTTGGTGTCCCGCCAGTCTCTCCACCGTTGACAGTGATCAACAACAAAGGCCGTCAGGTCCTTGTCGGATTGTGTCGGCTCGTCATACTCGTTTTGATCCATATCAGACCCCAGAAATTACGTCCAAAGGCTCCCAGTCGTTGTCATCAGCGTCCTCAAAGTAGCTGGTGACAGCCAGTTGGTCGATGTAGGACAGTGAATCCGGCAGGTCGTCGTGAACGCCGGGCGATGGGAACATCAGCAGCTGGTCCACGAACACAGACCAGTCTTCCTCGCTGTTGAGCACGATTCTGCCATGCTCGAACCGGCCCTGCAACGACCAAATGATTCTATCAGTCTTCTTCCGGTTCCCATGCGTCAGGTCCACAATGTGGCTGTAGACGTTATTTTTCCGCATCAGATCGCTCAAATACGGCAGCACAGCGTTCTTCAGCGCCCCCCGCTCGATGCCGATGGACAGCGGGCGGTAGTCGCGCATCGCCATAAGAATACGAGACGCCGTGTCCCTTATGTCCCAACGTCCGTGCTGTATCTCTTTGACGAACCACTTGCCGTCGTCGGTCACTTTAACCACCGCGATCGACGACTCATCGAGCCTCTTCTTCGAGTTCGCCGCCTGCTTGGCGACTTCCTCGAACCCAGCCAGGTCCACCGCCACGAAGTAGCTGCCGTAGTCCGGCTCCTCGCCGTATTTCAGCCACTCCTCCTTGAACACGTCTGCGCCCGCATTTGAAAAGCTCGCCATGTACTCTTGCTTGAACGCAAACGAGCTTAGGGTCTTCTTCGCCGACTCGATCTCGGTCGGGTCGATCAGCGGGTTGTCCTGCGTGGTGAAGTGCCAGCTCTTCCAGTCGCTGTCCTGCTCGTCCTGCCCCAACTTCCACAAATCGTGAAACCAGTTGCGGCCCTTGGGCGTGCCGATGAACATCGCCCGACCCTTCCTGTCTGACAGAGACGCCCGGATCACCTGCTCCCACGCCTCGGGCTTGATGTCGGCCACCTCATCGAGCACGGCAAACGTCAGACTGACCCCTCGCAGCGTGTCGGGCCGGTCCGCGCCTCTGACGTAGATGCGTGCGCCGTTGATGAGCGTGATGTCCAGGTTGTTCACATGACTGCTTTGGATCACCTCCCGCCCGAGGTCGAGCAGCAGGTCCCATATGATCTGCCTGCTCTGCCCCATCGTCGGCGAGACGTACAGCACCGCACTGCCCGCCGGACAGCGCAGCCCCTCGATGATCAGAGTCGTCGCCGCCAGTCTGGACTTCCCACAGCGCCGCCCTGCGGCGATGACCTTGAACCTCGTCTGGTCTGTGTAGACTTGCTGCTGCCACGGCAGCAGCTGGAAGTTCAAATCAGACATCAGTAATGTCCTCTTGATTGATGACCGTGGGTTCTTGGCCCAGACCTGTGATGTTAATGGTGACTGCGCTGCGCTGAGACTTGTCCTTCTCGAACATGCTGACTGGCAGCGTGCGGTCCATGCACATCTTCAGCGCCGCCATCTGACCGGGGTGCTCATCGTTGAGCGCGATCTGGATCACCTTCTCCGCAACGTCCTTGCCGCCAGACCTGATCATCAGCTCTTTGAGCTCCTTGATGCGTTGGTGGTCCGTCTTGGGCAGGATCGCGGGCGGGTTGGTAGCGTACCGCTGGATCGTCATCTTGACCGAACCTGGTGGTCGGCCTCGCTTCTTTTTTTCCAATTCCACTTTTGCCCCTTGTTAGGAAGTAGGCGTGATTATGGGTCATGTGGGCCGTGTTGTCATTTTTTTCAGCCGCAAAGCCGTCAGCCCGAAAAGTCCAATTTCACTTTTTGGGAATCGGGGAGGGTCCTGTAACTTTTTGTCAGCAGCCCCGACCCCTCCCCCCCCATCAACTCGGCCACATAGCTAGTGAGCACACACTAACATGGCCAGGCGGTAGTGAGCACACACTAACATAGCCATTAGCTGGCGGCCATCGGCCATCGGCCATCGGCCATCGGCTCGAGCGGCCATCGGCTCGAGCGGCCATCGGCCACCGAGCGCGAAGCATGGAGGCGTGCGGGTCCTTCTTGCCGGTACCTAATCGGCCAGGCGGGCCATTGGCTGGCGGCCAGGCTGGCCATTAGCTGGCGGCCAGGCTGGCCATTAGCTGTTATGCATTTTCCGCATAACTGTTATGCATTAAACCGATGCCGTCGATGGCATCGCCAGGCCGGAAACCCTGCGCGTGTAGGTGCGCATAAATTTCCATCATCAAATGAAAACCCTGCGTGAGGTCGCCCGCGCCAGCACTTAACAGAATAGTGCGCTCAGGGTCGCGAAGTATGCGCCTAAATTCCACCGTGTCTAATTTGCAGGGTCTGGCCATTTTGTTAGTCATGTAGTCATGTAGTCACCTAAATTTTATCGGCCAAAACTACGCAGCGCTCGCCATATCCTGGCCCTGCCATGCATATATATATCTATTCCATAACATCTAACAAATAAATGACTACATGACTAACATGCCCCGAAACCCGCATGAATAGGGGCTTCGCTGTTAGTCATGGCCATGACTACGCGCTACTAACACACGACTAACACCTAGGGAAAACACCTACAAAATAAATTCACCATGCCCTTGTAAGAGAATAAAGATATCTATTACACTGTGAGCATCAGCAACCCACAAAGGACCATCATGACGAAATCCGAAAACCGCGAAATCAAGAACGTCGAACTCTACATGTCTCACGGCATGACAGATACGGCCGCGCGTGCGCTGTCCGCGCTGATTCGCGCTGCACGTACAAACCATAGCCGCGCGGACCTAATGATCTACGCGCACGCGTTCAAGCTCACAAATCACCCTGAATTCATCGTCTAACCAAAAAACGGGGCGCGAGCCCCTAAAGGACCAAACCATGAAAAACACAATCTTAGATATCTTGGCCGCGATCGCGATCGCTGGCGCGCTGTTAGTTTGCGCGCTGGCGTATTTTGATGTTCTTACCAAATAAGGGGCAAATCATGCGCACGATTCAAATTATTCCTCTGACCAAAAAAGCCGCGCAGACTGTTTGCGGCTCTCTCACGCAGACCAGCAAAATGCCATGCAAGAGTTCGAGCCTGCCCACAGAGAGCTGCGAGACCGGCTCGCGCATGGCCAAACTGCCCGGCTCGATTTGCAGCATGTGCTACGCAGACAAGGGGTTCTATAAAGTTTACGAGAGCACAATCAAGCCCGCGCAATTTTCGCGGCTTGATGCTGTCTGGCAGGCCATGGCCAGCGAAGAGCACGCGCAGGCGTGGCTGTCTGGCATGGTCTCGCTGATCGGCGCAGATTTCTGGTTTCGCCACCACGATTCAGGCGATTTGCAGGGTCTGGCGCATCTCGAGCTGATCGCGCAGCTGGCCATGGCCACGCCACACTGCCAGCACTGGCTGCCCACACGTGAGTATGCGATCGTCAAGGAATACATCGTCAAACATGGCGCGCTGCCATCTAATTTGATCGTGCGCCTGTCTGCGATGTATCCTGATCAGCCGGTGGCAATCCCTGCCAGCCTGCGCGGCCACGCAAACATCACCAGCTCGAATGTGCACACGCCAGGCGCGCCAGTGCACGGCCACGCCTGCCAGGCGCCTAAAAACAATGGCGCATGCGGCCCCTGCCGCGTGTGCTGGTCTGGCGAGCCGGTCTCATACGCCATGCATTAAAAAGGGGCAAACCATGAAACCAAACCAAATTGTCTTTATTGATATCCAAGGCAAACCCACACGCTGCCGCGTGCTGGCCGTGCACGGCCGGTATACCGTAGACGTGGAAAGGCTCGTAGACGGCCGCTGTTTTCGCGTCTCAGGCTTGAATTTTTAAGGGGCAAAACATGAGCAAATTTTCTGTAGGCGACCGCGTCGCATTTTCCCGCGCCGTGGTCCGGCGCCTAGGCCACGATAAACCCACGGCCGATGCACGCGGCCGCGTGGTGGCCATCGATGGCTGCGTGGTGGCCGTCGATTTTGGCCAAACGATGGTCCGCGCCGACGGCGAAACCGTGCGTTATGTACCGGCCGCAAACTTAACCAAAATTTTAGCCAATGGGGTTATCTATGACTGAATCACCTATCCCAGGATACGTGCACAACCCACGGCCGGACCGATACCCGACGCGGGCCGATTGGCCAAAGCCTGGCGCCAAAGGCACGCACAAGGGGCGGCCGGTCACCCTGTTGACCATTTGGCACGCCTATAGGGCAGTTTTCCAAACCGGGCCGTATTCCACAATGGCCGCTGATTTGCAGGACTTCGTGGTTTGGCCGTTTCAAAATGACCCGGTCCCTTGGACCGCGGCCGAAGTCCGCGCCAGCATGCCGGAGGCCCTGCTATGAGGGTCAAAGAATTCTATCAATGGCTGATCGATTTGGCCGACGCCACCGATAACGCGCCGATTGACCTACCCAGCGCTGAGCACGCATTTTTAACCGGGCAAACTGTCGCCCAATATTTGGAGAATCACCATGCTGACAATTGAAGAGCAAGAACGCCTGGCTTATGTTACCGGCGCCACCACCACGGCCGCGCTGCTGGCCAGGCTTGACGATATGCACCACGCGCTGGGGCAGTCAGTGGCCGCGCTCGAAGCAGTGGCTTATGACAGGCTTACAGCCAAGCAGGCCGCTGGCGCGGCCGCTGAGGGCCTGGCCATGGTTAAGGGGGTCAACGCATGAACAACACCCGATACTTGGCCGTGCTGGCCGCGCTCAAAGACCGGGGGCCCCTAACGCACGTGGAGCTTGAGCAGCGTTTGAACCTACGCCACCTAAGCCGGGAATTGTCCGCGATGGAGCAGGCGCACCTACTGGCGGGAATCGTCAAGCCGGGCCGCCCGCGTCAGTTCAAGATCACAGCGCAGGGGTTAGAGCGCTTGCAGGGACAGCGCCGCGTGTACAGCGCGACCTACACGCCCTACGTGCCGCCGCCACCCGTACAGGTGCGGGCAGGGGCTGAGCGGGCCTTGTCGATCCCTTCGCGGGGGTTTCCGACATGATATACGCCGCGCTCGCGTTACTGCTCAGAATCCTGAGCGGCAAACGATAAGGGCCCACAAGGGGCCCTTTTTTATTCTGCTTTAGCGGTTTATTTTTATGGCGTCTCAACTAAGCGCCTAAGCTCTGATTTAGCGGTGTCCACCATATCCGGCGCGCAGAAGACGTGTTTTTTACTGGTCAGATCGCGCGACATGAGCCGCCCACAGTCCACCCATCCGGCCTCTTTTATCGCGTGCAGCAGCGCCGCCTGGACGATCTTGACGCCCATGGGGGCCAAGCCCTGGAGCCGGTCGCACAGCGCGTGAAAAGGCGCACCGATAACACCCTTCGAAAACTCGCCCGACCGTTTGCGCAGCATGTCAACCAGGAACGCCTCTGCCGTGCTCATGCCGTGCTCGACCATGATCTGCTTGGCCTCAGTTAGCGGCGGGGGCGCTGAGGGGTTCCACGCGCTCACGTCTCGCTGGTGCAGGTAATGGGCAACGGCTTGGAACCCGTTTTGGTTCTTGTACCAGTTCCACAGCCCCATCGCCTCGCGCTCGGTTAGCTTGGGTGCCTCTGACCACAGCACAAACCAACGGCGGTCCTCTGAGGGCAGCGAGATAGCGACGCGCTCATTGGAAAACGCCACGACGAACACGCGGTTCAGGGCGTAGTACGGGTGCAGGCCCTTGCGGTTAATGGTCAACAGCTCAGGGGGCGCAGCGATGATAGGCTTGAGGGTGTTTTCTAGGGCGCGGCGATCCTTGGCCTCGGCTTGGCGCAGCTCGGCGATTTCCATGACCTCGCATTCAAGGGCGTAACCCCACTGTGACGTTAAGTCCTCGTTTTTGACCAGCGAGCAGTTGCGCTTGGCCTCGCCACCAATGGCCCAGAAGAAGGGGGCGAACAGGGTGTCTTTGCCCGAGCCGTGATTTCCGCCCATCAAGATGGCGTGGTTGATCTTATGGCCAGGGAACTGCACCTTATGCGCCAGCGCGTTCAGCAGGTGCTCGCGCTCAAACTTTTCAGGAATAAGGCGCTCGACATGCGCCAGCCACGGGCCGACGTCGCCGGGCACTGGTTGAGGGCGGGCGTTTACCCATCGGTTGCCGTAGGTTAGGCCATCGCGGTTGACGATTGTGCCCCCACCAGCAGCATAAGTCACGCTGACCAGCGACTGAGCACCCTTGGCTTGGCGCTGCTCGTCAAACGAGTAAGACGCCTCGACCTTGCGCCCGTTATGTATCGACTTGCAGCCGATGTGCCGGAACATAGCGTTAAACGTGCTGCGACTGATCTCGCGGCGGTCAGCCATGTCGAAATACGCATCGTCATCTTGAAGGTAGGCGAAACGCTCCCACCAGTCTGACTTCTCAAGCCTTGCCATCTCCTTGCGCTCAGTTTCGGCCACAACGAGCGCGCCAGCGTTTGGGAACTGCTCCGTGGGCGTCAGTTTGGACAGCGCCTTGTCCATCGCCTGCGTCAGCAGCTCGTCGCGCAGGCCCGGCTCATGGTCGGGGCCACCCTGCTCGGCCACCCAGTCCAAGAACACGCGACTGGTCAGCTCGGTGCAGTGGCTGTGCAGGCAGCAAAACGCACGGGTGGCGGGCAGGTAGCGGCCCTCGGGGTTGCCGTCGGTGTGCTCGGCGCTGTTGGGGCAGATCACGCCAACCCAGCCCTCTTGGTTCGGGTTAGAGATCACCAGGCCGTTGTCAGACAGCCACGCCATCACGTCATCACCACCGTCGTCAGCCACCCGCACCGGGGCGTAGACCGACTCGACCGGGCCGGGGGTCACGCCCATCGCCTCGCACAGCTCTTCAAGGGTGTACTCGCGCTCGGGGTGAAACTCGACCAGCACAGCCGCGAAGTTGTCCTTGCCAGGCTTCAAGTTGATCGAGCCGGGCAGACGGAAATTGCGCACGGCGTTGATCGCGCCCTTGTCGGTGTAGCCTGCCTCGGCCACGGCCTTGATGGCGGCGGCGAACTCGCCCTTGCGCGGCTGCTCGCGGAAGGCGTAGCCCCACTGAAACGAGCCGGGCGAGGTCTCCATGATCCACGTCGGGGGCAGCGGGCAGGTCTTGGGCACCTTGTCGGTCCCCACGTCGTCCAGCACCATGACCAGCACGTACTCGCAGTTGGCAGCGGACGCCGACGGGTGACCGTCCTTGAAGCGGTCGATGATGAAGCTGGCGGTGTTGCCGTAGATGGCCCAGTCGGGCTTGATCTTGGCCGTGGGCAGCATGGCGGGCCAAGTGGCCTTGATGGCCCCATCGGCGTGGAACTGCAACTCGTTGCCGACGGGCTTTTGGCGCACGATCAGCGCGGTCTCACCCTCAGCGGCCAGAGAGCAGATATAATTCAAGAGCGATTTCATGGTTGATTCCTTGAGAGTTAGCCCCGGCCTTACCCGCCGGGGCTTTTTTACGAATAGCGGGTGGTGGTCACACCCTCAGCGCCAAGGGGCAAGCCCTCGGCCCAAGCGGGCGCGGTGCACATGATCTGGTGCATACGGGCGGCGACTGCCTCGGCCTCGTGAGCCGGGCACTCGACGACGATCTCGTCATGGACGTGCGCGATAACACCGTCAAGCTGGCGCAGGGACTCGCGCAGGATGTCGTTGGCAGTGGCCTGCACAACGTTCTCACAGGCCAAGCCCTTCCAAAGACGGGCGCGGGGCCACTCCTTGGCGTCTGCTGCTGGTTTCCATGCTGCTTTGGTGTAAGTCACGTTGCCTTGGTCGTCAAACTTGGCGTTGGGGTAGCACAGTACCCGGCCCGAGGGCAGAGCATACCAAAGGGTCTGACCGTCAAACAAGTACACAATCCGACCTGCCTTAAATTCATGCCCTTTGTTTCTCATCGCACGCAGGTAGGCGTCTTCGAGCACGTTGCCGTGCTGCATGGCCCACGGGTTCGCCTTGCGCCAGCCGTCCACGGCCCGCTGCACCTCGCCTGCTGACAGGTGGATGCCGTAGGCGCGGCCAAACACAGCGAACGCACCCACGCCGCCCAAGAACCCGAGGGCCAGCTCCTGCACCTTGCCGATCTGCCGCTGGTCGCCTGTCACCTCGGCGTAGCCCACACGGAAGGTGGCGGCGGCGTTGACCTTGTACGGGTCAAGGCCAGAGCGGAACACGTCCAGCTTGGCCTCGCCCGCTGGGCAGTTGGACAGCCACGGGTGCACACGGCCCTCGATGGCCGACCAGTCGTAGGCGATCAGGACGTTGCCGGGCGCGGCCACGATGGCGGGGCGCAGCATGGTCTTTAAGACGTCGGTGATCCTGGTGCCGAACTGTGGAACAATTTTGTGGCCTCGAACCATAGCTGTGCGGACGGCATCGGGCTCTTTTGCGCTCTTACGTGGGAAATTATGGACTTGAGCGCCGTAGGATGAAGCTCGCCCTGTTGCACTGCCTCCAGCAAAAACAAGGGCACCTCGGACTCGGTGGTCTTCCTCGTCTGCCAGCTGCGCAAGGCGGCTGAACTTCGCAACGCTCGACGCCCAGAGGTCGTCGGCGCACTGTATAACCTCGGCCACATCGGGCGGAACTTCATCGGGGTTCTCCATCGCGAGCAGGTTGGCTCGCACGTTCTTGTCAATCGAATACTTCTCGCCGGTCCACATCAGCTTCTTGGCCTCGTCACCGACGCGCTCCAGCACCCACTCGCGCATCTTGGGACTGCGCACACTGGTGATGACGCCCTCTGTCACCTCGGTGACGATCTGTTGAATCTCCACGGCCTCATCGGCTGCGAACTTCACGGCGGCGTGGCACAGCGGCACGTCCACCAAGATGCCACGGTCGTTGATCCGCTCGTTGACGTGGTAGTCCTGTAATTCGACGTCAGACAGCGGGCGCAG